CCCGCAGAGGATGTAATTGTCCCTTACGGAGCGTCAAATATAGAGTCTGCAGAGCGTGTGACTCATATTATGCGTAAAACTAAGAACGAGTTACGTAAATTACAGGCTAGTGGGTTCTATAGAGAGATAGAACTGCAAGATCCTGTCCCTTACCACTCTGATATTGAAGAAAGGAAAGCCAAAGACGCTGGGTTTTCTCTCACAGACGATGATCGGTACGCTCTTTATGAGGTACATGTCACTACTACGATTGAAGGGATAGACGATGAGGAGGATATTGCCAAGCCTTACGTCATAACCCTTGAGCAAGGAAGCAACACTGTCCTAGCTATACGTAGGAATTGGAATCAAGAGGACGAACTTGAGCTAAAACGCCAACATTTCGTACATTACGTGTACGTACCCGGATTTGGGTTCTATGGGATGGGGCTTATCCATATCGTAGGGGGGTACGCTAAGGCAGGTACTTCGATTATACGGCAGTTGGTGGACGCAGGGACGTTAGCTAACCTACCGGCAGGGCTTAAAACCCGTGGATTGCGGGTAAAAGGGGACGATACCCCGATAGAACCCGGAGAGTTCAAGGATGTAGATGTACCTTCTGGCAGTATTAAAGACAATATCATGCCATTACCCTACAAGGAGCCTAGTCAGACCTTATTGGCGCTTCTTGACAAGATAACTACGGAAGGTAGGCGGTTAGGCGCTATCAGTGACATGAACATCTCTGATATGTCAGCTAATGCCCCCGTTGGTACTACTTTGGCGCTATTAGAGCGTACATTGAAGCCAATGGCTGCGGTACAGGCGCGTGTTCATTACGCTATGAAGCTTGAATTCAAGCTCCTCAAAGCAATAATGGCCCAATATGCCCCCGAAGAGTACGGGTATCAGCCCAATCGTGGGGAGATGAGTGCGAGGCAGTCGGACTATGACATGGTAGATGTTATACCTGTCAGTGACCCAAATAGCTCCACGATGGCCCAAAGAGTAGTGCAATACCAAGCGGTATTGCAGATGGCGCAGCAAGCCCCCCAGATATATAACCTGCCGCAGCTACACAGGCAGATGATAGAAGTGTTAGGTATAAAGAACGCAGATAAACTTGTACCTACAGAGGACGATGCAGAGCCACTAGATCCGATAAGTGAGAATATGAATGTACTGATGGGTAAACCATTAAAGGCATTCATATACCAAGACCACGCGGCTCATATAACGGCTCACGAAACCTTTATGAAAGACCCTATGATTGCTCAAGCGATAGGGCAGAACCCACAAGCTCAACGTATGATGGCTGCGCTACAAGCGCACATAGCAGAACACTATGCCTTCATGTACAGACAGCAGATAGAAGAGAAGTTAGGAGTACCACTACCTGCACCTAACGAGTCGCTCCCTCCAGAGATAGAGGTCACACTGTCACAGCTAGTAGCAGAGGCAGGAGAGAAAGTAACGCAAGCCCATATAATGCAAAAACAACAAGGTGAAGCGCAACAAAAAGCACAAGATCCAGTTATACAGATGCAACAACAAGAACTTGCTATGAAGGCACAAGAACTACAGCAGAAAGCTCAGAAAGATTCTGTAGATTCTCAAGTTAAGGTCGCAGAACAGCAACGAAAACAGAAAGTAGATATGATAGACGCTGTAATGGATATGCAAAGACTAGAGCTAGAAGAGAAAGAACTGGAATTAGAGGCAGAAAAAGCAGGTGTTAGGCTATCTTTAGATACAGAAGTTGCTAAATCTAAGCTGGCAACCGATACTGCTAAACTAATACAGGGCAATACTAAAGAATAATGGCAAATACTATCTTTCAAGTACTAAAGAAAAGGTTTGAAGAAGATAAGGCATCTGCTATAGAATCTATAGCATCTGGAGGGGCCAAAGATTTTGCCCAATATAAAGATATAGCAGGTTACATTCGAGGTCTGGAAACCTGTATAAGAAATGTAGAAGACCTCTCGCGCAATTATATGGATGGTGATGATGAGTGAAGCTGAAACTATAACTGAAGAACAGTTAGAAGATATGCTACCGCTTCCTGTAGGCTATAGAGTACTAATAGCTCTGCCACAGGTGAAAGAAACTTTTGATGATACTGACCTTGTTAAATCGTCAACGACGATGCACGAGGAGCATGTTATGTCTATAATAGGCTTGGTTGTGGATATGGGTAGTCAGGCGTATGCTGATAAAACTCGTTTTCCCACAGGTGCTTGGTGTAAACAAGGTGACTACGTTATGTTCCGCGCTAACTCAGGTACGCGGTTTAAGGTAGGGGGGTTAGAGTACCGTCTTATGAACGATGACTCTATCGAAGCAGTTGTTTCAGATCCTGCAGGTATAACAAGAGCGTAAGGAGTCACTATGCCATTTCAAAAAGTAGAGTACGAATTCCCCGAAGGTGGGGAAGAAGCGAGTACAGAGATTGATATTGACCCTTCTGGTGGGTTAGAAGTAGATCTTTCTGGGGAGATTCCAGAACTAGAGGCTAAACCAGAGGTCGAGCCAGAGGGCGAACCAGAAGTAGAGGTTATAGATGATACTCCCGAAAAAGATAGAAATCGTGTCCCGTCTGAACCACCTGAAGACATTACTGAAGAAGAACTGGGTAAGTATGCTGAAAAGGTTCAAAACCGGATTCGGCACTTTAGCAAAGGTTACCACGATGAGCGAAGGGGTAAAGAGGCGGCTCAAAGAGAACGCGATGAGCTTGAAAAAGTTGTCCAGCAAATACTTTCTGAAAACCAAAACCTTAAAAGCACAGTTACTAAAAACAGGGAAGTCCTACTTAGCCAAGCTAAAACAGGGATTGAGTCAGAACTAGCTCAAGCTAGGGCCGCTTATAGATCCGCGCATGAGGAAGGGGACACAGAGAACCTACTAAAAGCTCAAGAACGACTTACCACTGCTAGTTTGAAAAAAGATAATTTAGATAAATTAGAACAAGAGTCTTTACAAGCAGCAGAAAGTAATGTAGAAAATGTACAAAGTACACAACAACCAGTTAATCGAGCTGCTCCAGACCCAAAAGCGGTTGCATGGAAGGAGCAAAATGATTGGTTTGGTAGCACAAATTATGAACCTGAAACGGCTTATGCGTTAGGGTTACATAAACAAATTACTGAGGCAGAGCGAATTCCTGCTGATAGTAACGAATACTACGAGAAATTAAATTCTCGTATGCGAGGGAAGTTTCCCGAATTGTTCGAGGGAACCGATGAACAGGAGGTACAAGTATCCAAACCTAAAACTAGAGCCAACAATGTGGTTGCACCCGCTACGCGGAGCACAGCACCTAATAAAATTAGGTTAACGCAAACACAAGTAGCTCTATCTAAAAGGTTAGGACTTACTCCCGTACAGTACGCCAAACAGGTTGCAATAGATATGAGGAATACAAATGGCTGAAAACAGAGTTGATCGTAAGTTAGAGACACGAGACAAGGCATCTAGGAAAAAGCATTGGCAGCGACCGGAAACATTACCTTCGCCAACGCCAAGACCCGGATATACCCATCGTTGGGTACGAGTCAGTTCTCGCGGTACTGTTGATGCTACTAATGTATCTTCTAAATTAAGAGAAGGTTGGGAACCAGTAAAAGCAATTGACCATCCAGAAGTAACACTTGTTGATATCGAGCAAGAAAGATTTGCTGACAACATTGTTATAGGAGGGTTACTGCTTTGTGAGGCTCCACTTGAACTGGTTGCGGAACGTAGTGATTACTACGATACCCAAACAGATAATCAAATGCAGTCCGTGGACAACAACCTTATGAGAGAAAGTGACCCTCGTATGCCCCTATTTAATAATAGGAAGACAAGTGTTACTTTCGGAAATGGAACTTAACTACAGGAGTGTATAAGCAATGGCTTATCCTACTATTGAAGCCCCTTATGGGCTAGTTCCGGTAAAACTGTTAAGCGGCGTTCCTTTTGTTGGTCTTACTCGGCATTATTCTATTGCTAGTAATTATGGTACCAATATTTTTAATGGGGACGCAGTAAAACTAGTTACCGGAGGCACCGTAGAACGTGATACAGCAGGTGCTGCTATGACACCTATCGGTGTATTTTTAGGTTGTACCTTTACAGACCCTAGTACACAGCAAGTTACTTTTAGGCAGTCTTATCCTGCTAATACTGTAGCTTCTGATATTCAGGCGTATGTAGCTGATGGAACTGACATCCTTTTCAAGGTTGCGGTTGTATCTTCAGGCGTTGTTATGGGGGATCTGGCGGTTACAGATATCGGTGCTAATGTTGCAGGTGTAAATAACGCTGGCAGCACTATTACAGGTAATTCTAAAATAGCTATTTTGGATACTTCAGCAACAACAAACACATTGCCCTTCCGCATTGTAGATCTAGTAGAAGAAACTAAAAATTCTTCTGGTGGCTTTACCGAAGCTTATGTTAAGTGGAATGCTGGGCATGCTTTCAATAATTTAACCGGAATATAGGAGTAGCGTAACATGGCAATTTCACGCGCCCAATTACTAAAAGAACTCCTACCCGGATTGAACGCTTTGTTCGGATTGGAGTACGCTAAGTACGGGGAAGAAACTGCAGAGATTTTTGAAACAGAATCTTCTGACCGTTCTTTCGAAGAAGAAACTAAGCTGTCAGGCTTTTCTGCGGCACCTGTTAAAGACGAAGGCTCTGCCATCGAATATGACAATGCTCAAGAAACCTTTACGGCTCGTTATACACACGAAACTATTGCAATGGGATTCTCTGTAACTGAGGAGGCGATTGAAGATAATCTTTATGACTCTCTATCAGCCAGATATACCAAAGCGCTGGCTCGTGCTATGGCGTACACGAAGCAGGTTAAAGGTGCAGCAATCCTTAATACCGCTTTTGCAGCAGGTACAACTTATGGGGACGGAGTACAACTTTGTTCTACCGCACACCCATTAGTTTCTGGTGGCACTAACTCAAACCGCCCAGCTACAGCCGCTGACTTGAATGAGACTTCTTTAGAAGCCGCTATCATTCAGATCGCAGGTTGGACTGATGAGCGTGGTTTGTTGATCGCTGCTAGACCTACTAAACTTGTAATCCCATCTGACCTACAGTTTGTGGCAACACGACTGCTGGAAACAGAGGGACGAGTTAGTACTGCAGACAATGACCTCAACGCGATTCGCAGCAACGGCGCAATTCCGGGCGGATACACAGTCAACCATTATCTTACAGATACAGATGCATGGTTCTTGATGACTGATGTACCCAACGGGTTGAAGCACTTTGTGCGAACTCCGATGTCAACGTCTATGGATGCTGACTTTGATACGGGTAACAGCCGATATAAGGCGAGAGAAAGGTACTCCTTTGGTGTATCTGATCCGCTTGGTATCTACGGTTCACCCGGAGCGTAATGAAGAAGGGGGTGTAAAAGCCCCCTTTTTTATGTAGTATAGAATATTCTATCCCTGACAGGTGCAATACTGCGCCTGACATTAGCCTAGACAGGAGATACTCATGGCGAATACAACTTTTAACGGCCCCGTCCGTTCCGAAAACGGTTTTGAAACCGTATCTAAAAATGCAGCTACTGGTACGATTACTATTACCAGCGGCAACAAAATGATTAATGAAGCTGAAGGCGGTGCTGGTATAGAAGGCGCAGCATCAGTTTACGTTACTCAGGTAGAGCGTTTTAAAAGCGATACTGCTACCAACGTAAACATTGTTAAGACTACTATTCTTATTGATCTAACTGGCCTTACAAAAAGTGCTACTGCTGGAGACATTATTGGTAGGGATGGTGCGGGTGTTGCTTACTTTGCGCGTGTTACTACCGCAGACCAAGGTGTAATCTTTGGTATTCAAATGACCTGTCTTGAGGTTCCTTCCGCAGGTAACGGCGATATTGATATCTTCTCTGCTACAGAAGGTACAGGCGTAGAAGATACAGCTATTGGGAGTCTTACAGAGTCTCAGATTACTAACGGCGGTGCATTGGTTGCTGGAAGTATGGTGGCTGGCGGTGCAATAGCCGCTGATCAGTTCCTGTACTTAGTTAACGCACAAGGTGCTGGCGCAGGTACTTATACTGGCGGTAGGCTTCTTATCGA